CTGGTCGACCGGCCCGAGTGGATGCGGCGCGCCGCGTGTAGCGGCATGACGCATGCGTTCTTCCCTGAGGGGTCTGGTCCCCCGCCGACCGAGGCTCGTCTGATCTGTGAGGGGTGCGCCGTGACGCGCGAGTGTTTAGGTCACGCCATCCTCGCTGGCGAGAACTGGGGGGTGTGGGGTGGCATGGGTCCGAAGCAGCGTCGGCGCGTTCGGGCAGTCGTTTCGGAGTCCATCAAGGAAGGGAGGTACCTCTGATGCCGTTGAGTTCTGAGGCTCAGGAATGGAATGCCCGCCAGAAGCGGGCCGGCGAGTATTACGCGACGGAGGGTCGGGCGTTGCGCGACATCGAGCGCGAGTTGCGCGAGATCCGTTTGCTGCTGGCCGGCCTGTCGAAGCACTTCGGGGTGCGCGCGTGACTGCACCAACCGATTGGGTGGAGCTGACAGCGTCGTGCGGACGGTGCGGGCACCAGGACAGCGTCAGCGTTCCCCAAACCAAATACACAGAGTGGAAGGCGGGCGCCAACATTGCGTGGGTGTTCAAGAACCTGAGCCCACAGCAGCGGGAGATCCTGATCGGGTCTGATACCTCCAGGCCGTTTCCGTACTACCTGTGCGCCCCGTGTTGGGACCACACCTTCAAGGAGGAAGACGAATGATTATTTTTGCAGGGCTGCTAGCCATCCTGTTCGGAGGTGTCATCGGCTGGGCGGTGCGCGACATCATGGCGTACCGTCCCCCGTCTAGACGCAAGCTGGAGGCCATCGACGACTACTGGCGTTCCTGGCCTGCCATGTTGCGAGACCTGAGGCGCAGGACGAAGCCGTAACCTGTTGTTAGTGGGACAGCGTCAACCTAAGATAGATGCTGGCCCTATATGATCCGATTGTTCCTCCGCCCGCCTTTTACTACCCTTTCAGGCGGGCGGGGGAACTTTAACGAAAGGGGAGTGTTGTGACCGACGAGGACCGCCCGAACCTGCGGATGTTGGCGCCTGATGATGCACCGCCAGAAGATCAGATAACCGACTGCTACTTTGAGATCAGCCGCACGTTCGCTGTTCTCAGCAGCCAGTTTGAGCGGCTCTTCGTAGCCACCTCGGACCAGCTACATGGGGCGCCTGAGGATTCGTGATGACCCCCTATCAGGTTCACCTCGACGACTGGACTCTCGCCATGTACGCCACCCACGATGGGCGGCTCACGTTCACGGTGAGCAACAGTGAAGAAGGGGAGCATTACCTGACCCGTGTCGTCGGCAACGTCAAGCTGCGCCGCTACTACCTCGGGGATATGTGCGCCGGCGAGCTCCACCCTTCGCCATGGCCGACCTATGAGGACGCGACACCCGACGGGCTACCCACCGACGGAAACAAGATCACACCGTCGATGCTGGACTCCAAAGCAGACCTCAAAGCTCTCATCGACGACAGCAAACGGTGGTCTAAGGAAGCGTTCCTCGCTGCAGAGGGCGCGGGGTGACATGGCTGTCACCGTCGAGAAGCAAACCGTGTACCTGGGTGCAGGTTTGAAAAGCACCGGCTGGGTTGTGTGGGATGGGGACACATGGGTCGGGTGGAACCTGGATCGCGACGCCGCCCTTAGACGGGCGCATGATGTGAAGGAACAGCAGGAGCATCGAGATGGGGAGTGAGTATGAGGCCACGGCTACTGAGCCTGTGTACGGGAACCGGCGCGTTGGACATGGCTGTGGGGGCGTTCTACGGGGCCGACGTTGTCGGCGTGGCCGAGACCGATCCTGGGGCCTGCAAACTGTTGGAGTTGCGGGCGCCAGAGGTTCCGAATCTGGGCGACCTCACGCAACTGGACTGGTCGACGGTCCCCGAGTGCGACATCTTGACGGCAGGGTTTCCCTGCCAGCCGGTGTCGCATGCCGGCAAGCGGAAGGGGACGGCCGATGAGCGGTGGATCTGGGGTGACATCGCCGAGGGTTTACGCCAGCTTCGGCCCGCTGTCGCAGTCTTCGAGAACGTCCGCGGATTATTGTCCGCTAATGGTGGGCACGCTTTTGCCCGAGTCTTGTACGACATTCACAGCGTGGGGATCTATGAGTGTCGATGGGGTGCTGTCCGAGCTGCCGATGCCGGCGCCGCTCATCGCCGCGAGAGAATCTTCATCCTATGTGTCGCTGCCGACTCCGACGGCACAGGTGGCGAAGCATGGGATGACCCCCGATGTGCATCGCCAGTCGAAGATGGGGTCGAACCTGTGGGACATCCCCCATCTGCTGCCGACGCCGCGGACCTCGGACACCAACGGTCCAGGGCTCCACGGCACCGGCGGGATGGATCTACGAACGGCGGCGACACGGCTGTTGCCGACACCACGGGCGCAGAACGGCGAACCGCGGAACATGAAACCGTGGGTGCGGCCGTTGGATCAGCCGCAGAACTTGGAGAACGCCATAGCGAGGCTGCTGCCGACCCCGACGACAGCCGACTCAAAAGTGTTCGGGCCGAACATCGACTGGAAGAAGCGGGTGGAGAACCACCACCCGTCGACCGCTTCGGCCCTTATGGCGCTGCGGTTGAACGATGGGAACGAATCGTCGGACGACGAGCCCCCGACCCCACCGACGAACGCGGCCTGAGTCCCTGGTTCGTGGAGTGGATGATGGGATTCGAGGGCGGCTTCGTCTGCGATGCCGACCTCAGTCGAACCGACGAGCTGCGCCTGTTGGGCAACTCGGTGGTCGCCCAGCAAGCCCTACTAGCGTTGGAGCTTCTCCATGAATGACCACCTGTTCCTGCCTACCTTCGCCGACCTGCAATCAACCCTGGTGAGGCTCAAGCCTCGGGACCGCATGCGAATGAGAACGATGTTGGACCGCGACCTACAGGAGTTGAGGTCAGAGCTGTCCGACGCCCGCGAGGACGACGTAGCTGCGTTGGTGAATGGCGGTACCCACAGTCAGGCTGAGGTGGGGCGCTGGGCCGGTGTCAGCCGGTCCCGCGTCGCTAAGATTCTGCGGGCCCGCGAGAAGAGGTTGCGGGAGAACGGTTCCATCTGATATATCTGATATCTGATGATGGCCCCGAGGGCCATCTTCTGATATCTGATACGGATCCGCGACGGCTGTCACACCCCCCGTCTAATCTGTGGGCATGATCGAACACAGGTTCCGACAGTCCTGGTTGAACTCGTTTCAGGATTGCCCCGAGAAGGCCCGCACCATCCGCAACGGGACCGCCATCGATGTGGCCGGCAGCAAGGCGGTGCGAGGCACCGCCGTGCATGCCGCCATCGAAACGGCGCTGACGGCCCGCATGGCCGGTCAGGAGCTGACCGTTGACACCGTCCTAGAGGCGTTCCACTGGTCGTGGGACAGCCTCGTCGGCACCATCGGGAAGTGGAACAAGGGCGCCACGACGCCTGAAACGACCGTCCCGCTGGCCGAGACCATGGTCAGAGTGTGGTACGCCGAGGTGTTCCCCTACCTAAACCCTGTGGGTGTGGAGAGGTCGTTCGAGTTTGTCCTCTACGAGGACGAGGCCCGTCGCATCATCCTGCATGGGACACGCGACCTCGACGAAGACAATCTGACCTGGGATTGGAAGACGGGCGAGCATGACGCGGATTGGCTGGTTCGACGCAACGACTTGCAGTCCATGATCTACACGCTGGCTCGGGCCCATGAGCGTGGCGACTTGGAGTCGCAGCAGCCGTTCCGCTACTGCTACCTCACCAACGGCGAGCTCGAGATCATCGACGTAACCCGTACCGCTCAGGACTGGGCTGCGCTGGTTCCGATGTGCAACTCGATTGCCGACCTGATCGAGGCGAAACTTCCGTCGTGGCCGATGCGCTACGATGGGTGGAAATGTTCCGACGACTGGTGTCCCAACTGGGCTGCGTGTCGTGGACAGTACCTGGGTGTCGGCTCCAAGCCGGCGAACTGGTAACCAACTAATCCCGAAAGGGGAGAAAAAACAATGAATGAAAAAGACAGGTCCATCATCGCTCAAACGTCAGCGAAGGTGGCGGGATCGATGTGCCTAGGCAAAGGCAGGGACGGGATCACCGAGTATCTCGCCTGCGTCGAAACAGTCTTCAACGACATCATCGACCGGTCGGGTGCCAGTGCCGCGCCGGCTGCTGTGCCTGCTGCTGCGGCACCGCCCGTGATGTCTCCTGCGCCGAGCCCTGTCGCTCAGGTGCAGGCTGCCTTTCCAGGAGCCGAGATCGTGTTCGCTCCTGGTCAGGATGTGCTCCCGCCGGCTCCGCCAGCGCCCGCTCCTACGGCGGCGAAGCCGGCGGGTCGCCCTCGCAAGAAGACGCCGCTCGACACTAACGGGTTCGTCACCGACGGCAATCAGGCCGCGTGGACGGTGGCCTTTCTGTGTGCCGGCGAGAAGACCGAAGACGGCAAGCTCGTCGTGTTCGACAACAAGTTCAGGAAGGCGAAGGGCGCAGCGAACATCGCTGCTGGGCTGCCAGTCAAGCACGACGGAGGCTACGAGCCCAACGCGTCGGACTTTGTCATCTCGGAGGTGGGGGCACTGAAGTACGGTCTTGGCTCTAAGCGGATCAGCCTGTGGCTGGATGGCGCCCCGACCCACATTCAGGCCGGCGACGGCAGCATGCATCCCTTCGATGTGGAGCTCATACACGCACGCTGCAGTGCGTAATGCCCGAGTTGCCCTCCCCCCTCACATCTGAGGAGATAGTCGCACGACTCGAGGGGGCGTCCTCATCCGACCACGGTGAGGGCGCCTCCGACTACAAATACATCGAACCGACCTCCACGGCGTTCGACTCGTTTGTCGACTACGTCCGCAACGACGAGGGCCGGTTCCTGCTCGGCTTCCCTGAGGTTGACCTCGCCATGCGGGGTCTGGCCCGCGGCGAAATGCTGCTGGTTGTGGGCCACTCGCACAACGGCAAATCCCAGGTGCTCTACAACTCGATAGTCACAGCGCTGCTCAACACTGACGCCCACATCCTGTTGTTCTCTCCTGACGAGCCACGCGAACTGGTCGCTCAGAAGCTGCATTGTATTGCGTATGGCCGCAACGGCGAAGAGCTTGAGCAGCAGATCAAGGACGGCAACGAGGCTGTGTTGGAGGAGGTCCGAGCGGCGTCCCGCAGCCTGTTCGACCGCATCCTCATCAACGACGGGGCGTTGACGTTCACGCAGATGTCGGACACCTTGAAGGAGGCGCAGGACTACTGGGGTCGGCACCCCAACTTCGCCATGGTCGACTACCTCGAGCTGCAACCAGGAGAGTCGGACCACACGGGGGTGGTTGCCAAGGCGCAGGGGTTGAAGCGGTGGAGCAAGGAGGCTTCGATCCCGTTGGCGGTTGTGCATCAGGCCGGCCGAGGTTCAGGCGACCGGCACAAGCCGGCGTTGATAACGGCCGGCAAGTACGGCGGGGAGCAGGAGGCCCTGGCTGTCCTCGGCGTGTACCGCAAACGTGACGACCCGTCGCTGTCCTATCAGGAGAAGTGTTACCACTCTGTGTCGATCAATGTTCGGGTTACGAAGAACAAACGGCCGCCGAACAAACTCGGCGACTTTGAGTATTTTTTGTGTCCGCATACTGGTCAGATTCGTCCGTATCGTGACGACGACATTCCTCCTGATGACAGGTACATGCGGTGAACGACCCCGTGGTGGCGGATAAGTTCTGCCACCTGTTCCGAGGCAACGCCGTCGCCAAGGAAACATCCGACGGGGACTTCCGACCGTGGCGTGGCGAGGACGGCACACCCGTGCCGGCCAACGGCATCATCTTCCAGGAAGCGATCCACAACCACCTGTGGGGCCCATACCGCCTGGGGGTATACCCGCTGATGGAGGTTGAA